ATATCACGCAGTAATATCCCTCGGTTTCATCCATGATTCTTATCCTTTAGCTTGGATTCAATGGCTCGGGCAAATCGGTACATTCTCCGATCTTCCTTGTACCCGTTCATATCGTGTATCTCCGCATCCGTCAGCCCAACCCATTCACGTTTTGTTGGTGCGGTGTAGAGAGGTGACCGACCTTCGCCATCTGACTTGTAAATCGTGCCGCATCCGACCGAATCAAAATGCTCACGCATCTCGTCAATCTTTACCCAGCCCTCTACTGCGTTCCAGTATTCAAACGGCTCTGTCTTCAGTGCCTGGCGCAGAACGGCGATGGCTTCGATGTAGTAATTTTTATCGCCTGTTTCCATCAGCATATCTGCGCTTGCATCCTCTAGCACTTCTATCGCTTCTTCAATGGCTTCTCTGCTCATGTGTTCTTCTCCTTCAGCTTCACCTCAATCGCACGAGCAAAATCAAACTGCGTCGGGCCTACAACAATCACATCACATTTGTACATTAACTGTGCTATCTCATCGTCAGTCAGCCCGACCCACTCCTTGCCGCAACTTGCCGCAACCCCTTGCGCTTGGTGCAACCCCTTGCTGCAACCCCTTGCTGCAACCCCTTGCGCTTCGGCCCAAGACTCTCTAAGCCAAGCCATCCATTCAGCCCTCGTCATCATGCCTGATCGCTTGTGTTCATCTTCCATGTTTCACTCTCCTTCATACGTTCTTCGTACACTTCCATTAACAACTCAGCAGCTTCTTTGATCTTGAACTTCTCTGCTGTGCAGTAGTCAGGCAAGCCCTCGGCATAGCCTTCAAGCCATGCAGCTAGCATGGCGAACTTCCACGGTTGGCTACCCATGCTTTTTCCCTTTTCTGTGTTCCTCTAAAGTTTTGTCATACGCATCCGTAAGCTCATGTATTGCATCTTTGAGCACATCGGCTTTTAGGAGCCAATCAGCGTTTTCAAAAAGCTCAGTAAACTCAACTTTTGTTAAGTCCCTAGCTTCGCTGTAATACACCGTTATACATTTATTCATTTATTCCTCCGACTAGTTGAAGTTGCTTGGTGCTCATGCAGTAGCCCGTCATCGTGCAATAAAAACTTCCCGTAATCGCGTCTACAAGTCGCCGCTCACCATCTATAAACACAAAGCAAAATTTTCTAAGGTTGATACCAAGCGGGTTCTTCACGTAGATGTTGAAAGTTTTTGCGTCTTTCAACGGGGTCACTTTTTCAGAGCTAAGGTAGAAATCATTAGCGGTCCTACGTTTCATGGTTTTTTCTCATTCAGTATGCGAGCAATCTCACGATCTATATACCAACGTGCCTTGCGTAAGTCCTCAACTTGCTCGCCTTTGAGTCCTGCTCTCCAAAGATATTTAATGGCATTACCGATACAAAAGTTAAGATGTTCAGTTATTTCTATACACTCCACACCGCTAGGGTGTGAGGTGTAGTGTTTGGGATGGTTAACGTTGTCATTCATAACTTCTTCCATCCTTTAACTTCTTTTGTCCAAGACCTTTCCCACAAGTCCATCGTGATAAGCCGCGCTCCATTTGCTAAAAGGTCTGCGGTCTTAAACTCTGTGCGCTCGTGTTTGCGTCCGGGGCCAACCCATCTATGCTTGTCAATGTAATGCGGCAAGTACGGTATGCCATATAAAACAAACACGGGCTGCGTTACTGTTTCTGCGGGTACATTCAATTTCATGATGCTCATTCTGTTTCACTCCGTTTCATCATTGCATCTGCCATACGATAAGCAAAGTCGGCAAAGGCTTCTTCTGGTTTGTACTGCGGCATCTGCCCCCATTTCCCTGCAAGGATTCCTGTGATCGCAGCCATAGCAAACTGATCCCGCAAACATGGCAGTTTTTCGTTGATAAGTTCCAATTCTGTATCAATGTTATCCAGAAAAATAGCTACGTCTTCAATATCAAGTTTGTCGTTCATTCCACACCTCCACTGAGTCTTAAGTCAATACGCGCCCGATCAAGGGCAGCTATACGCCGACGTTCGGCAATAACCTTGGGGTCTTTCCAAGGAAAAGGTTGCTTCAATAACTTCCACTGACGCTTAAATGTTTCGAGCACGTTGGTGCTCTCTGATGTCGTTTTAATGTGCATAACGTATTCCTAATTATGTTTGTACATGTTGTCGGTCACGCCAAAGAATCGGCATAACTTAATTGCCATGCGTTGCATGAACGTTGGCTCTCCCTGCACTTGCTCTTGCTTGGGAACTACTATCGAAGGGGGAGCGGGTGGGGCGTTACGTGCGTCGGAAAGTACTTTAAAAATTGTCGATGGCGCACGTTTTGTTTCCAGACTAATCTGCTTGACTGACATGCCACTTGCACGTAGTGCAAGGATGTTAAGAACTTCAGCAGCTTTAACAGGCTTACGGCGTGAGCGTTTCTTTAAGACCATTTACATTCTCCTCGTTGATGACGATTGCAATACCCCCTGCACTTCTAATCTGTGCAAGGTTCTTCTCCTGTAAAGCGGTAGGCTTGTTGCGCCCTGCCTTACATTCGATTCCAATAAACCTACCGTTCAAGCACACCAGAAAGTCTGGTGCACCTGAGTTTCCATAACCGCCTGTGATGGGCATGGAGTAGTAGGCATTAAGTTCTTTTAGTACGTTACGTACCTTTAGTTTCACTTTTGCTTCTGGTGTCATTGTTTTCCTCTAAGTAAACCCAAAACGTTGTTTCATCCACTCGTCTGCCAACACCCTCTACAAACTCTCTAGGCTTCAACATCATCAATATGGCAATACGCTGCTGCACCCATTCGGGAACCTCTGCCATATTCTTTGTGAAGATCGGTGGTTGCAGTAACCACCGCAAGGTGTCGAACGGCATGATGGATAAGAACCCGTCCTCTTCAAAGTGGACACGTAGTATGTTGCTTAGGTTCTTGTACTCAGGTTCGTCCTTGGTCATCTCGCTCGATCCAAAAATGTGTGTCGTCTAATCGCACACCAAGCCCTTCCACATAAGACCGATAATCACTCATTGATAACGTTGCAATCTTTGCAGCAATGTCCATCGGCAAGTCAGATAGCTTGAATACCTGTTTCGGTCCATCCACTGAAATCGTCCCTTTGTTCCTTACGTTATCAACGGTCACAACCACGGCGTGTTGCACACCATGCTGCTCCATAATCCATACGTAGTACATGTTTGTGTGTCGTACCATTTCACGGTTGTAGTCGTCAGTCAGTTCATCAAACCTATTTGCAATATGGATGAAGGCCTCTGTCTTAAACGTTACCCCCTGTGCACGTAGGTTCTCAAACTCAGCAAGGACATCGTTATAGTGCACAACACCCAAATCGTTTAGTCTTGTCTGTTTACTAGCAAGGGTTTCACTAAGTTTTCTGCGAGGTACAGCCTTCGTTACCTCTACCTCATCTTCTACTGATAGCGGTATAAATTTTGCAGATGCTATTGACAATGCTTGGTCTATGTTCTGTGACACGTTGGCATTACGCATAACGTTGTTGGCTGCATACCTCATATTCAATATGCGAGGGCTGCGTACGATATAAACTTCTTTCTCAGAGTTAGCCATGAACTTGCCATAGCCGATCTCACCCATACAGTACAGATGCCCCTTGCGATACACCGCAACGTTCCAGTGCATCGGAGCATCAGGCACAACCCCAAATCGTACAGTCGGCATAGCCTTCTTCAGCTCCACCATAAGCACAGACAGTTGGATGTTGGCAGCAGCCATCAAGTGTTCGTACACATCGTCTTTGGCAAAGCGTTTCGTTGCGTCCTCTACCCTACGCACATGCGGTGGGAAATAAGGCTGCGATAGTATTGAATGTTTAGATGCCATCGTACTCTCCTGTTATAGATCAATATGTAATGTAGAACCAATCGGTGCTTTCTTTTTTGTTGTGATGCACCACAGCACGGGGCAACTCCAAGTACCCCACGAACCACCAAGCACACCGTCAGTGAACACCACCACAAGCTGCGGCGATATACCAAAGTCACTCATATACTTGGGTACGCACTCCACCATCGTGCCACCCCCACCCGCAGGTTTAGTGGACTCGGCCATGTCATCATACGCTTCCTGCTCATACTTTTCATCAGCACATACCGCTGTATCCCAATATAAAAGGCGCAGTGCTTCAGGCTGCATCAGGTGGGCGATGCTCACGATCTCTGTCAAAAAAGTTTTTAGCATGTTGTTATCAATAGACCCTGATGTATCCACAGCAACCACGATCTCGCCCATCGCTTCAGCGATCTGCCCCGGCAGGTACACACCATGCGTAAGCATCTTGCGATTAGGTTTGCGCCACGTAGGTAGGCCACGCCCCTTGCTGTACGACATGAGGTAGTCAGCTAGTTGTGTACGCCAATCAACCTTGGGTTGCAGCAGCTCGTCAATGCGTCGATCACCACCCGATCCCACCTTGCTTGCAAGTAGTTGACCTTGACGCAGTGCTTCATCAATCTGCTTGGCGAGTTCTTGTTGTTCTTGTGGTGTGAGTTCTTTAGCAGACTCCCAATCGTGTTCATCAAACCCCTCATCTTGCAGGTTGTCAGGCAGCAGGGCATACACCTCATGCACATCTTTGTCTGTGGAGTCGATGTTAAATTGTGCGCCGGTCACCCCACCAAGCCGAGGCATCATGATGAAGTCGGGGTACTTAGCTGCGATGGTGTTGAGCCAATCGTTCAGGATAATGTCGCAGGCGATGTTGGCTTTGCGGTGGTTCTCTTCGTAGAGGTGCTGCCATGCAGTCATGTGTCGGTACATCTTATGACCACACTCGTGCAGAATCAGGTATCTGAACTCGGGGTCGTTGAGTAAACCTATAAACGTTTCACCATACGTTTCGTTAAGCCCATCCGTTTGTGCTGTCGGTACATCACCGATAGCTTTTGTACCGAGCATGATGGTTGGTCCCATCGCAAGGACAGACTCATGCCCCATCACGATTTGTATGTTGCGCTCAAGCCGTTGAGCAGCAGTCAGTGCTTGTCCAAAGATCAACATGTTTACTCTCCTGTAATTTCCTACGGTAGGAATTTATGTAGTGGTGGGGGGTAAGGTAGATTCCGCGCCCCCCTCGCGTCTTGGATGTTGATAGGCAGTCCCTTCCTAGCCCTCTTGCCTATCAACCTAAGCACACACTCACATCTACCCGCTAGTGCGCCCAGCTTTTATGAAAGAGGGCTAAATCTTGTCGTTAGTTGTTAGGTAGTTGTTGGCTAAGGCCCAAGCCTGAAACTTACCGTTCGTCATCACCACACTTCGCTTGTGATACGTTTCTTTTTTAGCAGTCATGGCAAACATACCTTGTACAGGTTTGGGTAGTCGCACCAAGTAATCCATCCATGAGTCCATCCAGTTACGCTCGATGACAGACAAGGTACGGTGCACGATCATGCAAGCAGCCGCTGTGGTTGTGGGTACAAGCGCAGTCTTGGGTGAAGTCTTGATGTCGTTGAGCTTGGGTAAGTCATTGACCATAGCAAGATAAGTAGCCAAGCTTTGTGCAGCAGCCGCACCAATCGTACCGATCAGACTTGCTGTAATAACTTTGTCGGTAACCCTACCCTCAAGCGCATGGATCACATCACTTGCTGCCTCAAGCGAACGACCTGTGACGAAGGCTTCACGATCCACATCGCCGGGGATATAGATCATGCGGTTGCTTTGGCGGTTGACTTGGGATATGTCACCCTTCTCATCCATCAAGTCAGTGAAGGATTGGAACAGCTCAGGATGCTCACCTGCCCATGAGATCACAGACGGGTGGATGTTTGCCTTGTATGCAAAGTTCTCGATCCACTCTTCTTGCGTAGAGTTCCGCATGTTGACCACGATCAGACGATTGCGGTGGTGGGGCATGAGCATGTCGCCCAGTTTCTCAAGCGCGTTGTTTGTCGTAGCAAAGATGATGCTGCCATCGGGATGACGGTCACGCTCTAACATGTCACGCATCAGTGCGTTCTTCACACTGCGGTCAGCCTTACCAACCTCATCCACACACAGCACCACAGGCTTGCCGTGATGCAGACCATACTCCTCAGTGGGTACGTAGCGTACGAAGTCCGTACCATTATCAGACTTGGCAAACTGTGGAATCTGAATGTCGCCGCTGTCCATCTTGGTTGTGCAGTCGAAGTATGCGTAGGCGTACTTGTCGCTAAGCCGTTGCTTCAACATCTTAAGGATTGAGGTCTTGCCCCAACCCATGTTGCCACGCACGACCACCGTGCGCTTGGAGCCAACCATTTGAATGAGGTCTACGCACTCATTGATATTCAGTGCGTACATCGAAGATGCGGTAATCATAAAACTCTCCTGTAAAGATTTCCTACGGTATGAAAAACGTGGAGGTGAACCAAACACCCCCCATTACATTACCTACCAAGCAAGGTCTTTGAGTATTGAGTCAACCTTGCGCTTGACATCGTGCCTAAAGTAATCATCCTCGCGTAGTGCTTCCGGTGTGACACCATCCAGTGCATCCATCAGCTTGACCCGCGCTCGCTCCATGTTGTCATCCTGCGTGAGGTTGAAGTCAGCCAACAAGTCAATCATCTCCCGTGCGTTCTCGACCAGACTATCCCTAAAGATCTTCTTGTCTTCCTTGCCTGCGTAGTCAAGACGCTCGGACATACGGGCCAGTGCATCGTGCAACCGATCCCACGCATCACCCATCGCATTAAGTATCAGGTCACCATAGTGCTTGGTGTACTCCTGTTGGATATACTTCGCAGCCTCGTCCATCACCTCAGTACGGAAGTCCGTAGCGATAGGCACGGGTGCAATCACAAACCTAAACTTCGTAGCCAGTACATCGCGTGATGGATAGTCATCACGATTGAACAGCCCACCCAATGAGAAAGCCGCAGCCGATACGTCCGTGTCGTACGAATCCAAGAAGTTCTGCACCATTGCCCAGAACGTCACACCGTGTGCGTTCATACGGGGTGTGTACTTATTGAAGAACACATCGTTCTTGATGACTCGCATCGCTGCCCACGGTTGCGTCAGCTCGTAGTGCTCGTTGCGAACATTCGCTATGAACTTGTGGATCGCCTCAAGCTGCACGTTACCTGCAAGCAGGTCTTTGGTCACGTTGGCGGTGTTGTCCTTGGCACCCTTGCTGCGGGTAACCTCAGCAGACACGGCTTTGTCCTTCTTGCGGCCCGTCCAGACTGAGAAAGAAAAGTCCACACCGATGAACGATGTCTGAAGTGTGGGGATAGACTGCAACTGTGGTGCAGTGAGATCAATCTTAGTCATGCTACTCTCCTGTTGTTTTCCTACGGTAGGAAATGTTAATAAAGTACAACTGAAACCATATGATACTACAGAACTACAACCCCTGTCAAGATAAGTCCTAACAACGCAACAAATAAAATCGCCATACCAAGCGCAACAAACTGATCGTTCATTTGACTAGCCCTCCCTTACTGTTGATGCCATGCAGGTCATCCCTGTTGGTACAGAAAAAATAGTTTGACTTGTGCATGGGAACCACGCACCACTTGTTGCGAACTTCTTTAGCCGCTTGCTCGCGGCAGTCCCAACACAAGCCCGACAACATGTGCACTCTATCGCGCAGGTCATCGCCGCATGAGCGGCAGTGCATCCATAAAGCCATCATCACTCTCCTTTAGTTAAGTCCAAGCTCGTTACGAATCAGCGCAACCAACAACTCAGGGTCGGTGTATGCCATGTCCAACATCTCATGCTTTGTCATACCGTATAGATCCAAGCTGTCATACCTACTGCACAGCTCATAAGTGTCGTAGTACTTCTTACCCCAGCCCCCAACCCAATCGCCGCCATGTGTACTTGTGGTGTTGAACTTGTACAGACTGTCCTCGACCAAGGGATCACGCGCAGCAGGCAGCGTGTCCCAATCAATCTGCACCACTGCTTTAGCCAGTGCATCGTAGTGGTTAACGTCAAGGGATTCTTTGGTCGTGTGCTCGTGGTCATACCCCACACTGATGTTGGTGCACTCAGGGATCAACGAAGTAAATTCAGCGGTGTCGGTGTAGACCCCTGAAGTGTCGGGGTTGTACATAAAGTTGTCGTGCCTGAGATTCAGCTCGGCTGCAAGGATGTCTGCGAACCTATCTGAGCAGCACCGCTCCCCACCCTGATAAGTAATGATGGAGTCCTTGCCCCTACGATCAAAGGCAATAGCCCGATCAAACTCGACCAACGTTTCTGCATAGTGCTTGGCAACATACTTAGCACCGATCCCACCACGCTCCTCGCCTTGGGTAAAGAGGTAGTACGCAGGGATGCCATGCGCCATCATGTGCATGAGCAGTGCCACACCCGCACCATCATCTGCACCGAGCACATCCCCATCAGCCCGAATCATGTTGTCGGCGATGCTGTGCTTGTAGTTGTTCTTACCCACGGTCTTGTGCACGGTATCAACGTGGGCCACAAACAGTGTGCGGTGCGTCTTGTCTAAGCGCAGGTCAACGTGCATGTTACCCGCACCGTCCACATGCCAAGTGTTGGCAGGGAACTTAGTCTGTAGCCACGCGCTGAAAGCTGCCGTGCCTGTCGTTGCATGGGGGCGCTTTGTGCCCAGTGCTTTGTGCAACACCCGATAAAGTGTTTTGGTGCTGATCTTTACTGAGGGTTCTGGTGTGTAAGACATGGTAATTTCCTTATGAGTATGGGTTAGGTTTTCCTACGGTAGGAAAAGTTCAGTTGGTTGAGTCGGTGTTACGCATCCTCGGTCACACGGTTGTGGGGTGCGTCCTCGTGCGTGTCGTTGATGTGCCACGTATCGCCTGTGTCAGGGTCACAGGTTGTGTTGTCAATGTGTGCGTACTCACCGTCATAAGCCCCACGGTCAATCATCACGATGTCGTTGTCATGCAGGTATCTGTCGTGATACCACTCACCATCAACTTGCACTGCATCATGGACATGCACGTAGTATTGCTCACCGTTGCGCCCATAGACTTCGGTGTAGTTGTGATCGCAGCATGGGCCTACCCATGAATCGCTATGCCATCCAACATGGATACCCTCGTTCTCGTAGGTGTACTGTCTGTGCATGGCACCACAGTGGGAGCACTCGTGTCCACCACCCTGCTCGTCGCTGTAACCGTCGGTGTTGGTGCACTCGTAGGTATCATCACTCTCGGTTGTGATGTACCCATCCCCGTCCACGTACTGTGCGCTACCGTCCAGATAGGGTGCGATTAACTGCGAGCCACTCTCGATGATTTTTATCTGTGCGTTCAATCTGTGCCAACCGTTGACCTTCTCGATACCCTGCTCAGTTAGCCATGCTTCGAGCACCTCGTCGCTGTGGCTGTATCCACCGCGTGGGCATTTCTTATAGGATCGCACGAAGCCCTTGCGCTTGGTGTTGTCGTACACCCAGCACCTACCGAGCACATCACCCGTAGGCCCATAGCGCACAGCTAACTGCCAACCCAACTCAGGGTCATACACTCGATAGGGGTGCTCGTCGTAGTCTGCCCACTCACTTGACTTGCTCATGCACGATGTGGGGCCGTGAATCACGGCACGATAAATCTCCGCACCATCTGTCACAAACTTCATCTCGTCGGGCTTTAACCTTGCTGCAATGTTGCGCAGCTCGTGGTCGCTGATGATTGCAGGGCTGTAGAACTTCCGCACATACCGACCAAAGTTTGTGACCGTTTGACGGTCGGCAATACCCTTGCTCTCGTCCTGCGTGAACGCTACTTTAGTGGGGTCGGTCACACTTACGTGTGGCCATTGACATGCAATGTCCGTGATCGGCCCGAGATCGGGTGCGGGTTTCTCAAAGATAAGAGAATAGATTGCATGATGCAGGGGGTTTCTCATCTGTTCTCGACGATGCCACTCGCGTGTGTCGTACAGAATGTGAGCAAGGATTTCAATGGTGTCGATCTGTTCGTGCATGGTTACTCTCCTGTTATATGTAAAGATTTCCTACGGTAGGAATTTTTAGCGGGGGGTTAGATGGGGGCCAAAGTTGTGACGGTCGCATTTCTCCAGTACATCGTCAGGCACTTCCACGCTGTCGCCTAACTTACTTGCCACGTAGCAACGCATGGCTGCTACCAAGGGTGTTGGGCCGTAACCCCATTTACCACCAGCCCCCTTCGCCGTAATACTCGGGCTTGCCTCCCATTGGCGACCGTCAGAGCATGGCGAATTTCGTTTTATACCTATCTCCTCCTGCTCAATGATTGGCCCGCCATGCGACCAATCTGTTGATGGGTGATACCCGTCCTCCGTCCAGAAAGTGTTGAGCTTTCCGTTGGATATGAGTGTTTCTTCCTTCTCGCAGTGGGCAACTACCCAATCTAGTGCAACGCCGATAAGTTCATTTGTGTCGATCTTCATAATCCACTCCTGTAAAGATTTCCTACGGTAGGAAAATCGCTAGAGCCGGTTCCAGCGATAGCGGTGCAAGGCGCACCAAGAGGGGCACGGTTGCCCATGCCCTACGTGCTACGTCCTGTTATGTGTCCTCGATAGTCTGTTTTTCGTTTCTGCATGTGCAAGCAGTGGGGGTTCCCCAATGGTTCAACGAAGGCGCAGGGGCGGTTGCCAACCACCAAAAAACTCACAAGCCCTCATCGAGTGGGTCGAGCTTGTATGTCTGAGCCTATGTCCGGTACTGTCGATAACGTCGCGTGTGATGCAGGGCGTTTTACTCAGGGGCGGGTTAGTGGGTGCTACCTAATCGGGTTCGCTGGTTTTCCTACGGTAGGAAATTGTCAGGGGCGTTGGTTGGCTGGGTGTGGTTGCTACTCGGTTCACAATGCACACGGCTCGCTTTTAGACTGCTGCCACGCAGTTTAGGTTGCTGCACCCATGTCCGCTCGTCGCGAGCAGGGTCATACGCATGGGCTATCTGGCCTACGGACTTGCTTGAATTGTTAAAGAGCGGGGGATTTCCTACGGTAGGAAAACCCGTCGAGGAGGACTTGTCCAGCTCGAAATTCGAGTGTACCACAAATGGTAGGGGATGTCAAATTGAGATGTTGGGTGATAAATGATGGTTAGGGGTAGTGTGTGGTGTTGAGAAGTATCTGTAAGTAAGTGTGGCTATTTGTGGCTATATTGTCGACGGGTAAGTGATTGATTTGCTTAGGGCGAAAAATGGTACCCCCAAAAACAGGGTTTTGGGGGTTTTGGGGGGGTCGGAGCACCCCAGATTTAAAATAAAACAATTTATTAATTTAAATTGGCAGGAGGCCAAAAACCCTATGCAAAACCGGCTCACGAACGTATTTTTCATACGTTTACATATACTATTATAAAGTGATAGTGATAGTAATATATATAAGTAAATGTCATTATATGCGTTTATCATCTGCTTGCATAAACTAGCATATTGATAAAGTGGAGATTGTGGGTATTTGTGGCTATCATATCGTGATATGTGGTTGAACTATGCCACATTAGGTTTTAGTTCAGTCTGGTGCGTAAACCTATCAAAACTTCCTACGGTAGGAAATCCTGCGTCATCTGCTTAACGAAAATCGACGCGCCGCTGCTCTTTGTCACTACTATCCACATGCAATATATTTCCTACGGTAGGAAAAGTCTGGTCACATGCAATATAGTGCAAGTTATAAATTCCGAAAACGCGCCGCTGCTCTCGGTCACTACTATCAATGGGGGGTTGACACATTGCGAGAAAACCGTTATGCTGCTCGCAGCATAACGCCAAGCCCAAGTTTTCCTACGGTAGGAAATTATAGGTTCTAGAATGTAGAACATACAGGCGAAAAAAAACCCACCTTTCGGTGGGCTAAAAATTGAGCGATCAAGCCTAAATGATTCCATGAAACCATAGGGTTATTGTCATCATAAGCATTGCTACCATGTAACCAAGCATGAAACTGTCGAACCTATCCATCGTTGAACCCCTATAAAAAACCCACCTTTCGGTGGGTTAAAAATTGAGCGAAGCAAAAATTTACTCGGTAATTTCAATCCCTTCGCTTTTCAGATAGTCGATAAAACCCTCATATAAAACACCAAACTTTCCGTCATCGTATCCGGATTGAATACGCTTGCACAATTCCTCGAATGAAACCCCGTCATCATGGTTAAACGCTGGCAGCAGCAGCGCCGAAAACTCTTTTGGCTCTTTCTTGCTTTTCTTACCTTTACCCTTCCTTGCAAGATTCCAATCGGTCGGCGCCTTGCCTGATTCAACCGCCGTTTTGAACGTCGTCAGATAGTTTGATGCCGTTTTAGCAGCTAACCCACCGGCAATCAAAGTATCGTAAAACATCGCAGCGACCGAGCAAGCATTTGAACCATTGCGCCGACCTACTTTGACTCCCGCACTATGCAACCGTGGAATAAGTTTACTGCAAGTATCGGCGCAAGTTTGACGGGCGATTGATTCAGCAAGTACTACACTGGCAATTTTATTAGTATCAGTCAGAATTGACTCGATTGATAGTTCAACTGAAACCTTGCTTGGCTTGGTATTTTGCTTAGTACTCATAACATGCTCCAAAGTTAACACGGCACGTCGCCGTGACTCTAGTGTAGCAAAATGCTTTCATGCTTTGCTAGGTTATGGCATTGCCTGATACGCCAGAATATCCTACAGTAGGAAAACCCCAAGGCGCGACCCCACCGTACCCCGACCCCCCCGACAGCGGCTAGGTACCATCGGCGTGCTGTGTGCTGCTATTTCGCACGAACCCCCACCCCCCTTCCCAAATCAAGATGAGCAAGACGCTCAAGAAGACCACATTTATTTTTACTTTATCCAGTTAACCTACCACCTCTAAATTTTTTACCCCCCTCTACTTGCCACCGTTGCCACCCCTTTTTGAAAAAACAGCAAATACTCCTTGCTTTTCTTAGTTAGCCCCCCACCCTTAAATTTTTTATCCTGCTACCCCACCCCCTCAATATAGAAACACCCCCCGTCAGGAGTCCCAACCTCCTTGCTAAAATAAAAAATTACATATAAAGTTATGGCACCCTTATTCACTCGGTGCCTTTATTCCCGTGATGAATTGTTTACCTGATACAAGTATTCCCTTGTCGGTAGCGGACAATATCCCCTACCAAGACCTGTATGCTGTGGCAAAAGCCGCTTGCGAAACCGTTACGGAACTAAAAAAGAAAGGTCTAAAGGCCAAACCTACGTCAGCAGATAAAGTAGCGGCTGAAAAAACCCTTCATAAGATTGCTGACCCCACGTTGACCCCCCAAAAAACTAAAACCCAAACCACAAACCTGCCCCAAACAACGGGTGGTATGGTGCATTTACAGGAAATTTTGGGTGAGTTTGATAAAAAAGTGGTGCAATCGGCGGTACAACTGCGTATTTATGTGACCAATAAGCTCATTCAAGAGAGTGCAGACCCCGATCCCAAGATAAGAATCCGTGCATTAGAGCTTCTGGGGCGTATTTCTGACGTTGGTTTGTTCACAGACCGCACCGAAGTGACCATCAACCACCGGTCAACGACTGATTTAGAGGCAAAACTAAAAGAAAAACTGCAAAAACTCCTAGGAAATACCTCTACTACGGTAAAAACCGACGAAGATGTGATTGATGTAGACGTTGAATTGGGTATAAACGACGAAAAAGAGGTTGAAGAGGTCAAACAATGAGCCTGATGACGCTTACTGAAGCGGAAATCATGGTTTTATTGAAAAACCTGCACAATTTTTCCCCTGAAGAACAAGAAGAAATTGAAGCAGTAGCCGATGAGTTAACCAGACGTAAACACGCAGCCGCTTGTCGTAATGATTTAATTGAATTTTGTAAGCATATGCAGCCTGACTACAAAGTTGGGAAGCACCACAGGATTTTGGCTGATTTATTGATGAAAACAGCCTTGGGGTTGGAAGATAGGGTGTGCGTTAATATCCCACCACGCCACGGTAAAAGTCAGCTTGTATCTATTTACTTCCCTGCATGGTTTCTGGGAAAATTTCCTGATAAAAAGATCTTGATGGTGTCGCACACCACAGACCTTGCCGTGGATTTTGGGCGAAAAGTTAGGAATTTGATTGCTAGTGATGCGTACAAAGAGGTTTTTCCGACGGTTGATCTTGCGGCTGATTCGAAGTCTGCGGGTCGATGGAATACTAATGTTGGCGGTGAGTATTTTGCCTGCGGTGTTGGCTCTGCTCTTGCTGGGCGTGGCGCTGACTTGCTCTTAATTGACGACCCACACAATGAACAAGACATTATTAATGGCAACTTTGATGTTTTTGAACGTGCCTATGAGTGGTATACCTTTGGAGCGCGTACACGCTTGATGCCCGGAGGGCGGGTAGCGATTGTGCAAACCCGTTGGCATATGGACGACCTGACAGGTCGGGTGACGCGTGATATGGCTAACTCCGAGTTAGCTGACCAGTTTAGGGTGGTTGAGTTTCCTGCCATCTTTAATCCTGACACCCCTGATGAAAAACCGCTGTGGCCTGAGTTCTTTGATTTAAAAGCACTGCACCGCACAAAAGCTTCCATGCCGGTGTTCCAGTGGAACGCTCAGTATCAGCAAAACCCCACGGCTGAGGAAGCTTCAGTTGTTAAACGTGAGTGGTGGAAGGTGTGGAAAAAAGAAGACCCACCTGATTGTGATTACATTATTGTCACTCTGGACGCCGCAGCCGAAACACACAACCGTGCCGACTTTACCGCGATCACTGTATGGGGAGTTTGGAATAATGAGGAAGAGAAGAATTACAACATCATCTTGCTCAACGCGATCAAAAAGAGAGTGGAGTTCCCTGACCTTAAAGATCTTGCGATGGAACAATGGCGAGAATGGGAACCCGATGCGTTTATTGTTGAAAAGAAGGTGTCCGGCACGGCACTTTACCAAGAGTTTCGTCGCATGGGTATCCCGGTTCAAGAATACACACCACATCGAGGTACGGGCGATAAATTGGCGCGGCTAAACTCAGTAGCCGACATTATTAAACAAGGGTTAGTGTGGGTGCCTGAAACACGCTGGGCTGAAGAAGTGGTGGAAGAAGTTGCTGGGTTTCCGTTTATGAGCCATGATGACTTGGTGGATACAACGACGATGGCGCTGATGCGTTTTAGGCAGGGTGGGTTTTTGCGTCTACCAAGCGATGAACCAGACGATATTAAGTATTTTCGGGGTTTTCGTGGTGCTAAGCGCGGCTACTATTTGTAAAGGGTTTTGTGATGGCTATTGATAAAAGTTTATACGGCGCTCCCGAAGGGATTGAAGCCCTTGGTATGGAAGAAGCACCCATTGAGATTGAAATTATTAACCCAGAAGGTGTGTCAGTTGGTGTTGATGGTGTTGAGATTGATCTGATGCCCGAAGAAGGCGAAAAGGAAGAAGCGTTTGACTCTAACTTAGCCGAGTTTATGAGCGAAAGCGATCTGCAAAAGATTGCAGGTGACATCATGGAGTTAGTTGAGTCTGATATTAATAGTCGTAAAGATTGGGTTGATACCTATGTCAAAGGTTTAGATGTGCTTGGATTGCGCTATGACGAGGTGACTGAGCCTTGGGATGGCGCTTGTGGTGTGTTCTCCACACTACTGACTGAGGCTGCAATTCGCTTCCAGAGCGAGTCCATCATGGAGACATTCCCTGCACAAGGTCCAGTAAAGACTAATATTATCGGTGCTTGGGACCCTGAGATCGAAGAAGCTGCTAAGCGGGTACAGGCTGATATGAACTATCAGTTAACCGACAAAATGCCTGAGTATCGCTCAGAGCATGAGCGGGCGTTGTGGGGGGTGGCACTTGCGGGTTCTTCATTTAAGAAAGTCTACTACGACCCATCACTCGAACGCCAAGTTTCATTCTATATCCCTGCCGAAGACATAATCCTCCCCTATGGCGTAACAAACATCCGGCGTACAGACCGACTTACGCATGTGATGCGTAAAACTAAGAATGATATTAAACGGTTACAAGTTAATGGGTTCTACCGTGACGTAGATATTGGTGAACCTTACGCTAACCAGACAGATATTGAGAAAGCTAAGGCTCAGAAAGAAGGTATTGAGCAGACTAAAGATGAGCGGTATCAGATATGTGAAGTGCATATTGAGTATGACTTACCGGGGTATGAGGAAGAGCTGCCTGTGCCCTACGTCATTACTATCGACAAAGGGACTAATAAGGTCTTAGCAATACGTCGCAACTATAAGGAAGATGACCGCCAGAAACGTGCGCGTCAGCACTTTATACACTATATGTATGTCCCCGGCTTTGGGGCGTATGGCTTCGGGTTGATTCATATTATTGGTGGTTACGCCACGGCAGGGACCATGCTGATTCGTCAGTTGGTTGATGCGGGTTCATTGTCTAACCTCCCTGGTGGGTTGAAGTCCAGAGGACTGCGGATTAAGGGTGACGACACGCCTATTGCCCCCGGCGAATGGCGGGATGTGGATGTTCCCGGTGGTGCAATCAGAGACAACATACTACCTCTTCCGTACAAAGAACCCAGCCAAGTTCTTCTTGCTCTATTAAATCAGATTACCGAAGAAGCACGACGGCTCAGTGGTATGGCTGATATGAAGATCAGCGACATGTCGAGTCAGGCTCCGGTGGGTACGACGCTGGCTCTCTTAGAGCGGCAGTTAAAGACGATGGGTGCTGTACAGGCTCGCATCCATGCAGCGATGAAAGAAGAGTTCAAGCTGCTCAAAGAGATCATCAGGGAGTACACCAGCCCAGACTATAACTACGTCCCACAGGATGGCACCCCACAGGTCAAGCAAGAAGATTACGACATTGTAGAAGTTATTCCTGTAAGTGATCCCAACGCTTCGACAATGGCTCAAAGGGTTGTGCAGTATCAAGCTGCCCTACAGCTTGCTCAGGGTGCTCCTCAGTTATACGACATGCCACGGCTTCATAGGCAGATGCTTGATGTGCTTGGTATCCCCAACGCAGATAAATTAGTACCTCTGCCAGACGATCAGAAGCCTAAAGATCCTATTACTGAGAATATGAATGTGCTTAAAGGCACACCACTCAAGGCTTTTATCTATCAGGACCATCAGGCCCATATCACAACGCACATGACCTTCTTGCAAGATCCGAGCATCATGCAGACTATTGGACAGAACCCGATGGCGCAGCAGATGCAGGCGGCGATGATGGCTCACGTTGCCGAGCACTTAGGATTTAGATACAGACAAGAGATCGAACAGCGAATCGGTTTGCCGTTACCCGGACCTGAACAGCAGATTTCTGAAGCTGAAGAACTTGCTATGGCTAAGTATGTATCCGAAGCTGCACAACAAGTGTTGCAGATTCACCAAGCACAAGCCGCACAACAACAAGCTCAGGCTATGGCCCAAGATCCTCTGGTTCAGATGCAGCAGCAGGAGCTTCAGATCAAGATGATGGAGCAACAGCGCAAAGCACAGAAAGACCAAGCCGATACAGCACTCGCTGCTGCACGATTGCAAAACGAGGATAAGCGTATCCAGATTGACGCACAGAAAGAAAACGTGCGGTTAACGAATCAAAACCGTCAAAACGATAAAAAGATCCAAGCTGATTTACTTAAAACTGCTATGTCTAAAAGGAATATTGAATGACTTATGAACGGCAGATGCTCGACCATTTATTTAACAAGCTTAAAGAGCGCGAGCGTGAAGTAGCCGATTCGCTTGCTGAAGGTGGCTGTAAAGATTTTGCTGAATATAGGAATTTGTGTGGCGTTATCCAAGGTCTGCGCCGTGCAAGAATGGAGGTACAAGACCTTGTGCAACGGTATGAGGAATTTGAAAATGACTGAAACAGCCCAAGCTGTTATCGAAGAAGCACAGGAAAAAGCTAGGCAGTTACCGCAGGTTAGGGGTTATAAAATCCTTTGTACGCTTCCCAATATTGAAAATAAGTTTGATAGCGGGATTATTAAAGCTGATACGACAGTAAAGTTTGAAGAGTTACTGAGTAACGTGCTCTTTGTCGTAGCACTAGGTGATATGGCGTATCAAGATCAAAACCGCTTTCCTACTGGACCGTGGTGTAAGCCTGGGGATTTCATTATTACCCGTGCAAACACAGGCACCAGACTCAAGATTCATGATCGTGAGTTTCGGATTATTAACGATGATTCCGTTGAAGCGGTGGTCGAAGACCCCCGTGGTATCCAACGTGCGTGAGGTGAATTATGGATAAAACTGAATTTAAGTTCCCCGATGAGAAAGAACCTGAAAATAAAGCAGACGCTAAGGCTGATGCGGAGTTTGAGATTGAGATAGTTGATGACACCCCAGAACCTGATAAAGACCGTAAACCGCTTGAAGAGCCCGTTAATGAAGTAACCGACGATGAGCTTTCTAAATATGACGAAGGTGTTCAAAGGCGACTAAAAAAGTTGTCACATGGTTACCACGATGAACGTCGAGCTAAAGAAGCTGCCCTTCGTGAGCGTGAAGAAGCTTTAAGGTTTGCTCAGCAGATTGTTGAAGAAAATAAGGTATTAAAGAAAAATCTTGGCGATCACACAACGCTTTTAGTTGGCACAGCTAAACAAAACGCTGAATTTGCGCTAGCCCAAGCACGGGCTAAATATAAAACTGCATATGACGCGGGGGATGCTGATCAGATTGTTGCCGCCCAAGAAGAATTAACCCAAGCCAAACTTCGTTTGGATAAGGTTGAAAACTTTAAAGCACCCCCTTTACAGGAAACACAAATTCCTGTAAATATGCAAACTGAATCCGCTTCAGAGAATAAGCCGGACCCCAAAGCACTTGCGTGGCGAAAGCAAAATCAGTGGTTTGGGCCTAACCGACCTATGACCGCCTTCACTCTGGGGCTGCATGAACAGTTGGTCGAAGAAGGCTTTGATCCTAGTTCGGATGAATATTACGAGAGGATCAATAAGACCCTACGTAGTAAATTTCCTGAAAGCTTTTCTAGCGAGGAGAAACCGAAACGGACGAGCAGTAATGTTGTAGCCCCGGCGAGTCGAAGCGTTGCGCCCACTAAAATCACGCTGACACAAACGCAGGTTGCGCTTGCTAAGAAGTTGAAGATCCCTCTTGAACTATATGCTAAAAAAGTAGCGGAAGGAATGACACAAAATGGCTGAGAATAAATTAGCTGCTGAAACTCAAAATCGTGGAAAACGTGAGTCGGATACCCGTGAAACTGTTGAGCGTCCTCGTAGCTGGGCACCCCCCACGCTACTGCCTGACCCTGCACCTGAACCTGGGTATAAGTACCGTTGGATTAGAGTTTCTATGATGGGTCAGAATGATCCACGTAATGTGTCAACTAAACTACGCGAAGGTTGGGAACCTGTTAGGGCTGAAGACCACCCTGAAATTTCTGGTTATTTAGAAAATGATAATCAGCGTTTCAAAGACAATATCGTTGTTGGTGGCTTGATGCTCTGCAAAACCCCGACAGAATTTGTAGATCAGCGGAACGCTTACTATCAACAGCAAGCCGAAGCTCAAATGCGTTCTGTCGATAGTAATTTTATGCGCGAGAATGATCCACGTATGCCTTTATTTACAGAGCGCAAATCGTCGGTGACATTCGGACGCGGTAATTCACAATCTTAGGAGTAATTCCAAATGGCTTACCCGACTATAGACAAGCCCTATGGGCTAAAGCCGATCAATCTGATCGGCGGTCAGGTGTTTGCCGGAGCTACCCGTCAGCGTCGTATTGCCTCTGGTGCTTCTAGCATCGGCTTTGGCGACCCTGTAAAGTTTGCTTCGGATGGCACTATTGTTGTAACCACGGAAACAACTACTGGCCCAGCTACTGGCTTTGCTGGTGTGTTTCTTGGCTGTCAGTTTGTTTCTTCTGTGACGGGTCAACCGACCTTCTCGCAGGCATGGATTAGCGGCACTTCGGTAAAGGCAAACACCTTTATCAATGCCTACGTCTGTGAAGATCCTGATCAGCTTTTCCAAGTCGCTGTAGTTACAGGCACAACGGTTGTTTCGGCTACCACAGGCTTGACCTACACCAACATCAACAATAACGTGGCTTTGGTGGCTAATACCCTCAATACTACGTCTTTGGATTCGCAGCAGGCTATCCTGTTGAGTTCCGCTAACGTAACGGCAACACTGCCCTTGCGTATTGTTGATTTGGTGCCGGATACGGCGTTTACTTATAGTGGCACTGTTTACTATCCCGAAGCTATTGTTAAGTTCAATGCACCGAACGTAACCGGCTCTGTCGTGGATGGTGGTCATGCCTACTACAACCCAACCGGACTGTAATAGGGGAATATAAATGGCTATTTCACGCGCACAACTATTGAAAGAGCTTCTCCCCGGCTTGAACGCATTGTTCGGTCTGGAGTATGCGAAGTATGGCGAAGAGCACAAGGAAATCTACGAAACCGAGAGTTCCGAGCGTTCGTTTGAAGAGGAAACCAAGCTGTCAGGCTTTAGTGCTGCCCCGGTTAAAAACGAAGGTAGCGCCATTGCTTATGACAACGCGCAAGAAGCTTGGACCGCTCGTTATACGCACGAAACCATTGCATACGGCTTCTCGATCACTGAAGAGGCGATTGAGGATAACTTGTACGACAGCCTGTCTGCTCGTTACACAAAAGCTCTTGCACGGTCGATGGCGTACACCAAGCAGGTTAAAGCTGCTGCTGTGTTGAATAATGGGTTTGCTTCTACCGTAACTTACGGTGATGGTCAACCTTTGTTCTCAACAGCACATCCGCTGGTTTCCGGTGGTACTAACAGCAACACGACCGCTACGGGCGTGGATCTTAACGAAACCTCGTTGGAAAACGCAGTGATTCAGATTGCTGCATGGACTGACGAACGTGGACTTTTGATTGCTGCTAAGCCCCGCAAGCTCATCGTTCCTCCTGCTTTGATGTTCGTAGCAACCCGCCTGTTGGAAACCGAACTCCGTGTCGGTACTAACGACAACGACATCAACGCCTTGAAGAACAACGGTTCGATCCCCGAAGGCTATACGGTCAATCACTTCTTGACCGATACCAACGCATGGTTCCTTACGACCGATGTTCCTAATGGCTTGAAGCATTTTGTACGGACACCGTTACAAAATTCAATGGATGGCGATTTCGATACGGGCAACGTTCGCTATAAGGCTCGTGAGCGTTATTCGTTTGGAGTGAGCGATCCGTTGGGTATTTACGGTAGCCAAGGCGCTTAATTACAGGCATACTGGTAACGCGGAAGGGGGTTGACAACCCCCTTTTGTTTGTCCTATAATTTCCTGTGTCATAACTAAGGAGATCAAATGGACACCACAAACCTACCCAAAACCCGAAAAGAAGCCCAAGACAAAGGCGCTAAATACTACTTCACGGGAGAGCCCTGCAAGCACGGCCATATAGCCCCCCGCAAAACAAAAGGTGTATGTATTGAGTGCCTAAAGGTTGAATGGGAGAAAGCTAACGTCACTCGCGCTGAGTACTTCAAGGCTTATAACCAATCTGATGCAGGTCAACAGGCTAAGCGTAAGTACTATGAAGCCAATAAAGAAGCAGTAATTGCTAGGGCGCAAGCACGGACAGATGAGGATAAACGGCGGTATAAGAAGACCCACAAGGTTAATAACCCCGACATGTATAAAGAGATGACTAGCCTTAGAAGGCGTAGGTTTAGAGACGCTACTCCTAAATGGCTTACTGCAACTCACAAGATGGAGATAAGACTTAAGTACCGCCTTGCAATTGAGTTAAGTAGGATTACTGGAGAGCGACACGCAGTTGACCATATCATCCCCCTCGTTAATGATTTTGTATGTGGGTTACACGTACCTTGGAATCTTCAAGTGCTGACGCAAAAAGATAATCTTGCTAAATACAATCACCTTATTGACACAACTTCCACAACCTGATATAAACCGTTTATCTGGGAAACCAGCTTGCTAAACTGTCCCAGCAGACGATGCACCGATTAGCAAGCGACTTGTGCATAAGGAATTATCATGGCAGTTTCAACAACCCAATCGATTTGGCGATCTGGTGGTGGCGATACTACGCGCACCGCATACTGTGGCACCGGACTTATGGTCGCTCAGTTTTATTTTGATCCCACCGCTGCTGATACGACAGCAGTTCAAGTTTCTTCCGCTAATACCGCCCCAGTAATTCTTCCTGCTGGCGCAGTTGTTGTTCAAGTCAACATCAACGCTGCTGGTACAGGTGGAACAACGCCTACCTTTGACATGGGCTGGATTGGTTATTCGGATACTTCTGCTTCTGACCCCAACGGTTTGATCGCTGCTGGTGACGCTGATGCAGGTAAGCAAGTATTTGATTGGTCTACGGCTACCGCAGGTGACGACATGGGTGTGGTTATGTCCGCTACCCAGATGGTCAAGATCACTGCTGGCGCTACGACAGGCGACGCTCCTACGGGTGGTACGGCTTCTGGTCAAATCCTGTATTACGTTACTGATCCGTTCCTCGGCCAGCAAAACGTCTAATGACGGAGGCCAATTATGGCTATGCAAACAGACGTTCAAGCGATTTCGCTAGCGGCTTCTGGCGACATTAGTGCGTACCCAACGCGTGTTCGTGGGTTGGTTGTCGAGCCGGGAGGTTCTGCGGGCAGTGTAATTATTAAAGATGGTGGGTCAAGCGGTACTACACTCTTTACGATTAACACAATTGCCGGTGGTGAGACATTTAATGTCTTTATTCCTGCTCAAGGGGTCCGCTGCGAAACGAGCGCGTACGCTACGCTGTCTAACGCTAAGGTCACGGTGTTCTATGGCTAAGTCTCCTGCTTGGCAGCGTAAGGAAGGCAAAAACCCCAAGGGCGGTCTTAATGCTAAAGGTCGTGCCTCTTACAATGCTGCAAATCCCGGCAAGCCTGGGTTGAAACCTCCACAACCAGAAGGCGGGTCTCGCCGGGATTCTTTTTGTGCTCGGATGAAAGGCATGAAAAAGAAGCTAACTTCTGCCAAAACCGCTAACGATCCAAACAGCCGGATCAATAAAAGTTTAAGGGCATGGAAGTGCTAAATGGAAACAAGTACGCTTGTTTGGAATTTGATTACGTCGTTTTTCGTGGCACTTGTGATGTTTATGCTTAAACATGCCTCTGATGAACAAAAACGTATTCAGATCCTGCTGAACAAAACGAGGGAGGAAATCGCTCGTGACCACATCACTCGTGCAGAAGTTCGTGCGGATCTTGAGAAGATTATGGAACGCTTTGATTCGGGTTTTGAAAGACTTGAAGCAAAGATTGACCAGCTTGCTAAGAAGGCATAAAGATGCCAGCAGTCAGCGAGAAGCAGAGAAGGTTTATGGAAGCAGTAGCGAACAATCCGAAGTTCGCAAAGAAAGTTGGTGTCCCTCAATCTGTTGGTAAGGAGTTTACTGGTATGAAAAAGATGAACATGGGCGGCATGGCCGCAAGCAAGATGGGTGCTGTTAAGACTGCTGCCCCAAGTCGTGACGGTGTTGCTACCAAAGGTAAAACCAAAGGCAAGCAGATCAAGATGGCTGGTGGTGGAAAAATGCCTGCTATGAAAAAGGGCGGGTATATGAAAGGCGGGAGCTGCTAAATTGATGCCCTCTCGCGGAATGGGGGCGATCTCGCCCTCTAAAATGCCCACTGCCAAGCGTAAAGCTCGGCGGGATGATACTGATTTTGATCAGTACGCTGAAGGTGGCAAAGTTAATGCAGCAGGTAATTACACCAAACCTGGGTTACGCAAAAAGATCGTATCTCAAGTTAAAGCTGCTGCAACGCATGGCACAGGCGCAGGGCAATGGTCCGCGAGAAAAGCACAGCTAGTAGCTAAGAAGTACAAAGAAGCTGGTGGGGGCTACAGAGATTGAAAGCTCCGCAAAAGTCGCTGAAGGATTGGGGCGATCAGAAATGGCGAACCAAAAGTGGTAAACCGTCTAGCAAAACTGGCGAACGATACCTCCCGTCGGCGGCAATTAATGCTCTTAGCCCTGCTGAATACGCAGCAACAACTAAGGCAAAGCGAGCTGGAAAAAGTGCAGGTAAGCAGTTCGTTAAACAACCGGCAAAAATTGCCGCTAAGACTGCGAGATATAGATGACCACTAGCGGCTCAACCGACTTTAATCTTGAGTTCACCGACATAGCTGAAGAAGCGTTCGAGCGAGCTGGGCGTGAAATGCGCTCAGGCTATGACTTGCGTACGGCTCGTCGGTCTATGAACCTCTTGACGATAGAGTGGGCGAATCGTGGCATCAATATGTGGACGATTGAGCAGGGCACGAAGAATTTGGTACAGGGCACTGCGACGTACGATTTACCGGACGACACCATTGATTTGCTTGAGCACGTTATAAGAACGGGAGCTGGAAATGCCTCTACCCAATCTGACCTCACGCTTACCCGGATTAGTGTATCCACCTACGCCACAATCCCAAACAAATTGGCTCAAGCACGACCGATACAGATTTACATCAGCCGCAATTCCGGTGCCACGTACCCCGCAACCAGCAGTTATTCTCCAAGTGCAACAGCCTACCCCCAGTTCACAGTCTGGCCTGTACCTGACCAAGGCACAGAAGCCTCTCCGTATTACCAAGTAGTCTATTGGCGGATGCGCCGCATCCAAAATGCGGGAGATGGTATTCAGACTCCTGATATGCCGTTTCGATTCTTGCCTTGCATTACCGCAGGGTTGGCGTACTACATCGCCCAAAAGATTCCAGAGGGTATGGAACGTATCCAGATGTTGAAAGCTTCTTATGAAGAGCAGTGGAACTTTGCCGCTGGTGAAGATCGTGAAAAGGCTGCTGTACGGTTTGTTCCTCGTCGGATGTATCTGGGGAATACTGGGAGCTTCTGATGCCTAATCAGTTTGCAGCGGGTAAATATGCCATTGCTCAGTGCGATAGGTGTAACTTTCGCTTCAAACTAAAGCAGTTAAAAAGCTTGGTGATTAAGACCAAGAACGTCAATATTCTTGTTTGCCCTGAGTGTTGGGAACCTGATCAGCCACAGCTTCAACTTGGTATGTACCCTGTGTATGACCCACAGGCTATTCGTAATCCCCGTGTAGACTCTAATTCGTACTATCAATCGGGGTTAAATGGGCTACAAATTGAACCTGTAAACGATGATTCAAGCCAAGACGAAAACGGGGTTCCATTAGGTGGTAGTCGCGTTATACAATGGGGTTGGTATCCTGTTGGCGGGGCAAGATGGTTCGATACGGGTTTAACGCCAAACGATTTAATCGGTGTTGGCGAGGTAAACTCGGTGACAGTTTCTTAGGAGTTCATGATGGATAAAGCAGATCTTAAGCAAGACAAAAAGATGATTGCTGGTGCAGTGCACAAGCACGAGAAAGCTAAGCACAAAGGCCAGCCTCTGACCAAGCTCAAAAAGGGCGGTCCTACGGGTGAAATGATGCGTAAAATGGGCCGTAATTTAGCTCGTGTCGCTAACCAAAGAGGTCGATAATGGCTAAATATAGCCATAAAATCGGTGGTAAAGAGGTCGGTCAAGCCTCTACTTATGCGGAGCCACACACCATGCAAGGCAAAAAGACTAAAGCTGAAGCTAACCCCGGCAAGCGTATGAACGAAGACGCTATTCAACGTGATTGGCAACCGCTTGATGGTGTCGGGATTGGTAGCAACAAAGACGTTAAAACCTCTGGCATCAAGATGCGTGGTGCTGGTGCGGCTATTAAAGGTACGATGAGTCGGGGTCCGATGGCGTGAATTACACGGAGTTAAAAAAGGCGATCCGAGGGTATGTCGAAAACGACTTCCCGACGATTAATCTGACGGACTCAAGTACGGTCTGGAGTTCTGACGATCAGCTTGCGACTTTTGTTCAGCAGGCTGAACAGCGTATTTATAACTTCATACAGTTTCCGTCGTTGCGTAAAAATATGACGGGATTGATGGTTGCAAATAACCGTTACCTTTCTTGCCCTGACGATTTTCTCGCGCCATATAGCATGGCAGTCATTGATACAAACGGAAGGTACCACTACCTGCTTAATAAAGACGTTAACTTTATTCGGGAAGCCTATCCCATACCCACAGGCTCAGGAAACACAGGGCGCCCTAGACATTACGCAATATTTGGACCAAAAACGTCTGGTTCAACAATAACTAATGAATTGAGTTTTCTTCTTGGACCAACCCCAGATTACGGGTATCAAGTGGAGTTACATTTTTATTATTATCCAGAATCTATTGTGACTGCTGGGACGACTTGGCTTAGTGAGAATTTTGATTCTGTTTTACTCTATGGCGCACTGCGCGAAGGTTACTTCTTCATTAAAGCTGACCCAGATATGATGGCTGCTGTGCAGTCAAAATACGATGAAGCAATTGCTCTTGCTAAACGTCTTGGTGATGGTATGGAGCGTCAAGATGCTTATAGGTCTGGACAAGTTCGTTATCCGGTAAAGTGATATGGCAATTGTTCAAACAATGTGCACAAGTTTTAAGGCAGAAGTTGCTCAAGGCCTGCATAACTTTACAAGGAGCACTGGCGATGTATTTAAACTTGCTTTGTACGTCGCAACTGCCACCCTCGGTGCAGATACCACTGAATACAACGTGCTTACTCCGGGTCAGGCGAGTGGAACCAATTACACCGCTGGTGGGATTGCACTTACAAACATCACGCCTCTTGCAGCCAACAGTACAGGCTATTGGTCTTTCGACGACGTCACCTTTTCAAACGTTACTCTTACGTGCGCTGGGGCGTTGATCTACAATTCAACTAATGGTAATCGTGCCGTTTGTGTTTTAAATTTTGGGCAGACAATCACAAAGACTGCCGCTAACCTAGTAATCACTTTTCCGCCTATGGGCGCTACAGATTCTGTGCTAAGGATAGCTTAATGATTACAACAACCAAAGGTCTCATGGACGAGTCTCTTCTTGAGAAGAAAGAAGGGGTGTTGGATAATGATAACGAACACACGAAGTGGGTGGAGTATTGGCTTGATGGGGAGCTTGTACACCGCTCGGTACATGTGCATTTGAAGAAATCCCCGCCGTTGTTTGCTGAAGCGGCATCTATCGGATAAAGGAGTTTATTGTGGCAAATACACAATCCATGTGTACCTCTTTTATGGGTGAGCTTTTAACGGCGACTCATAATTTTGGCACCGCCCCCTTACGGGCAGCGACAACGGCTGATACGTTTAAGGCAGCTTTATATTTAGCTTCTGCAACGCTTAATGCGTCAACGACGGCGTATACAACTACAGGCGAAGTATCGTCGAGTGGGACTAACTACACCGCAGGAGGAGCAACAGTCACTAATGCAACTGCTCCAACATCAACCAATGCTTCTGCCACAGCAGGTACTGCGTACTGGACACCCTCTGCTTCGATAACCTATGGAACCTCGGGCAGTCCTGTGACATTAACCACGGCTTTTGATTGTGTATTGATTTATAACAGTAGTCAATCAAACAAAGCGGTTAGTGTTCACACGTTTGGATCGCAGACGGTAACAGCGGGAATTTTCACGCTGACGATGCCTTCAAATACGACGAGCACAGCACTGTTGCGTTTAGCAACTACCTGACCGGAGAGCGGGTTTCCCGCTTTAAGCCGTGTTTGGTATAGACGCCTTTTCAGAAGCGCCATTTTCGACGCTTCCGGGAACCGCAGATGTTCTTGTAGCGCTTACCGGTGTTGCAAGTACAGGTGCGGTAGGGACAGCATCACCATCAAACACGTTAGCGCTTACTGGCAATCAGGCAACAGGTAATGTAGGTTCTGTATCACTTGGCGCGGACTTAGCCGGTGTATTAGCAAGCGGTCAGGTTGGTAGTGTTGCAACTGAGAGATCGGTTGCACTGTCTGGCGTTACGGCAGCGGGTTTTGTAGGTACTGTTTCTGGCGTTGGGCAGTTAGTCGGGAATCAAGCAATTGGGTCCGTTGGCACTGTAGCACCCACACAGTCTGTAGCACTTACAAGCGTCTTAGGGTCTGGGTTATTAGGAACGCTTGAACCTTCAATCACACGGGCACTTACAGGGGTTTCAGCAAGCGGCGCAGTAGGTGATGTTTCGTATGCTACTGCTACGGGCGTTGAAGCATCTGGCGCACTAGGTTCTGTTCAGAGTAATAT